GGTATATCTTAATCTGATGTTAACACCATTATCTGTTGACCATAAACTTTGAGAATAATATCCTGTATCTGTTGGTAACCCGGTTGTTTTAAATCTAAATTCTACAGCTTGAGGATTATCACTTAAAGAATTCCAATCTGTATTTAATTCCCAACTTGAAGTTATGTATGAAGACCCACTAGTATAAAAAGCATAATTATATTCATTTTGCCAATTATCAAAAGTATTTTTATCTTTATCTTTACCTCCAAATTCATTAATTCTTAAAACAGTATCGGGAACACCAAAAGTATTAATTAAAGATCTTAAACCAGCAACAGTTCCTTTAGTTTTAAGTAAATAAGGTAAATTATTATATATACGTTTATATTGTTCTTTATTAATATCATCTGTAGGCATCAATGAAGATGTAGATGAAGCAGTAATATAAGTTGTTATATATTGAAGGAAAGATCCTGTTGGTACGGGGTATTGAGTTGTGGTAAATGGTAAGTTATATAAACTACCAGACGATGTTAAACCAATTAAACCTTGATATACATCATTAGATGAAAAATTGTTTTGATAAATATTAACACCAGCATCTCTTAAAATATCAGCAACCAAATCTTTAGAAACACCATAAGTTAAACGGTTATCTGAATCAAACTTGGTAGTAATATTTTGTAAATAAACAAAAACTTCATCAAAAAGTTGACCTACCATTTCAACAAATAATTCAAATTGAGCATTTTCACTATCTTCTCTAATATACGAAGGAATAGCTAATACTAAAGAATTATTGTTTTCTGAATCATAGTTTTCTGCTACTAGAGACTGAGAAGAAAACCAGGTAAGTCCAATAGTTGAAGTTGTTGTTACATTTGTATAAGGGGGAGTATTTCCCGTTTTAGGCCAACAAGTTGAACCGGATTCGTAATACAAATAATACTCATATCCATCAAATCCAGTAATAATTTCATCAATTTTGTTTTGCCAAACTATATTACTAGAGGAAACATATTGAGAAGTACTAGAAGGCCCATTAGACAAACTAGCGCTATAATTGTATTTTTCTAATAATTGTAATTTGTAATAAAAATTTTCTAATCTTGTTTGTGCTGATGAAAAATGGATAAAATTAGAATAATCAGAATAATCAATATTAATTTCAATACCTGTTTCTACTAATAAACTATTTAATTGGTATTTTAAACTTCCTGTTCCTTGAGAAAGGGAGGAAGTTGAAGAAGTTAAAGCATTATAATTAGCATAAGCTGTAGAATTATTTATTTGATTCTGAATATTTAAATTAAAATTGGGTCCTTGTAAAGGAATACCAGGAACTTTAGAATCAAAAATAAAAGATATATTTACTTTATAGGCTACAGAATTGCCTACTTGAATTACAACCCAACATAGTGAGTTTATATCAAATTCTTGAGGAAGAGCCTCATATAATTTAATAAGTACTGTAGGGTTATCTGGGTTTGAAGTATCTAGTAAAGCATTATTAGCAATAACCAGTCTATTTTCACCAAAATCTAAATAAAAATCATAGTAACTTCCAGTAGAATTTTGTATATTAGATATTAATTCTTGAGCTGAGGATATTACTAAAGAATTAGGGATTGAAGTAGTGTCTAATCTTATTTCTGTTCTATCGGAACTAATTTGAGATATAAAATATACTCTTTGAGGAGTAGATCCTAATATAGGACTAACAAAATTATATAATAAATTATATTCTCCTTCATCAATACCTTGAGAAAGCAAATCATTTTCAGGATCAATAGTTACAATACCATTATTAATAGAATATTGAGGGTAGTTATTGATATAAGAAACTAACTGATTATTAGAGTCATATAAAGAAAACTCGATAACATCTTTTGAAGGGTCGAATTGGGTTTGAACATCAAAATTAGTAATTAAAAAAGCATCACTAAGTGAATAGTCTTGATAATCAAAAACTTGAGCGGTTGTATTATTAATATTAACTATTCTTTCCATTATATACTTCCGGAGGTTAATTGGGTTATAAGATCAAGGTTTTCTTGTCTTAATTGAGTAACTTCATCAATTAAAGCTTGTATTGTTTCCTCATCACTTGAGTTTTGTCCAATATATAATTGACTTGTTTTTATAAGGTATTCATGAGAATTTGTTTCTCCAAACTTAGGTATCTGATAGAATATTTCTTGGTAATTATTAAAAAATTCTGCTGTTGAAATTGAGGGAATTGAAACGGGATCAACAGGAGCCGGAGTAACTAGTTGAGTAAAAGAAGTATCAATAACTCTTTCATATTGATTTTTTGCAAATACTAATTTACTTAAAGGAATTTGATTAGCCATTATCCGTTAATTACTTTAAAATAATATTGATCACTAAACACTTGTGTTGTTCCCCCTATATTACTTTGAATTAATATTTTATAATATCTCTCTGGTTGGAGATAATTCATATGTAAATCAAAATAACTAGACTGTGAATCAGCGCTTAATTTAGTATAAGTTTCATCAAATTCAACTATAAATTCATTAGTTTCTAAATCCTGGATAGCATAATAAGAAGCTGTTGGTAAATAATAGTTGTTTAAATAAACAGAACTAGTAGTCCATATCTGTTCAGGGAATTCAGGTCGAGCATTTATCCTAAATCTGTTTACACTTTCACTATAAAAAACTCCAGCATTTTGAGCAACGTTTACTGTTGCGGGTAATGAGTTTAAAATTGTTTGAGTTGAAGATCCTGTATTCCAAGTAAAATCATCCCAACTAAATTGTAAAGCTGGAGGGTAAATTGTATTTGTGTCTACAGAAAAATATTTTAATTCGGGTTGATAATTTTTATTATCTACCCATTCTGTTCTTTGTTTTAAAATAAACCCATAATTGGGGAATTGTGGAGCTCTTGAAGCTGAAGGATACCAAGCATCTATGGTATTAGTTACATCTAAATTAAGATCTTTATTTTCTCTAAAACTAAAGGTAACGGAAGCCGAATATGATGGATTTGGCCACCAAACACCTCCTCCGGGTGGGACCCAATAAGCCCAAGAAGCAGTAGCTGCTGCTGGGATAGTAGCTGTCCATTTATTACTTCCAGAGATATCTTGCCAAATCCAAGAAGTACCATCACTTGAAACGGGTTCATCTAAGTATCTACCTGTTCCCATTGACCAGTTTTTAGCTACGGGAAAACAATCTACAGTAGTATCTACTCCCAATCCAGTAACAGTAGATACAAAACATTGTAAATTAGATTTCCAACTTCCAGAATCATATACACCTTGGGGGATTTTATTTAATACAGATAATATATCTTCCTCTGAAAATTGTATTAAGAATCTACTAACTTGAGGATAGGCATCAGCATAAGCAAAAGTTGTAAGAGTTGCTTCAACTATTTCATCTAATCCTGTATTCATACTAGGAAATAAGGAATATAGGGTTGCGTCTTTTTCAGGGAATATTTTAAATACTGCCATTTTGTTTTTATTATAAAGGTACTATTCGGCCTTGGATATCGGTATTGGGATATTTAACTTCAAAAATACTAGGATCCAATGAAGGATAAATTACATTAGCTTGAGTAGCTCCAGAGATATTATAAGCATATTTTGAATATCCTAAACTCTCTCCTACTAAATTGTTAATATTAATGTTTTTAACTGTTTGTACTCCTTCAATTTTATCTAATAAAACATAAATATCTCTTAGTACAATAGGTTGATTAATTTGCCAATTATCTACTCTAAAATATTCTCTTAAAGCAGCTATACATTTTGTTAAAATTTCATTACTATTATACTCAGGTAAAACAATTATATCAAAATTTACTCCAATATTAATAATAAAAGCATCTTTAATATTAACAGAATCATTTACCATTCTATATTGAGATAAGTATGTAGTAACGTTTTGTTTTAAAGCAACGGAGGCATTGGTTAATTGATTGTCTACGTTATAAGACAATATATATAAGTCTAAAACGGATTGAGATTCACCAGCGGATAACGATTGAGCTTTGGTAGGTTCAATATATGCCTTTGAAACAACTCCATACTTAGCCGGCATTGAAAGTGCTCTAACTAAATAATCATTTTGAGTTACGTTACGTAATTGTGTTGCAAAGTTAGCAGAAGCATTTTGTCTAATTTCTTCAATTGTATCTCCATCACCCCCACCATCTGCTGCTGAAGGATTAATTACTGAAAGGCTACTAAATACTGTATTTGCGGTAACGGTATTTAGGTTAAAATTTAAAAATGAAGGAGTGCTATTTAACTGAGTTAAAGTATTAGCAGCCACATTTGCTTCTACACCCCCACCAGTTAAATATCTAACTGTTAGAGTAGTATTTGAAGGTGCAATACCATACGTTTTAGTAAATAAAAAGTTATCAGGAGCAAAAGCGGTAGTAAGTTTAGTTTTTTCAAAAGGTAAACCAATACCCACATTATTAGGATTAGGGGTGATTTCTTCATCAGTATCTAAAACAGTTCCAGCTCCGAATTGAAGTTGAAGAGAACTAGGATTAGTTACACGAGTAGAAAATCTACGTTGTACTTTATCTAATTTTAAAATATAAGGGGTATCTCCAGAATATTGTGATAAATTAGGATCATTAACGTTAGTATTTTTTATAGAATTAAATACCATTTCTTGACCTAAATAAGGAACTTCATACCATTCTTCTCCAGTAGTATCATCTATAACATCTAATATTCCTATAATTCTATCATCATTGATGCTTACTGTTGAAAAAGAAACAGGAGCTCCAAAACTAAAAGAAGTAGTATTAATTGTAGCCGATATAGCTTTTCTTCTTTTTCTTAATAAGAAATAAGTAGGGTCTCCATTACTATCAACAGAATAAACAGTAACTTCGGTAATATCCCCTGAACTAGAGATTGAAAAATCTATGGGATCTTCTACAATAAAACTTATATTACTATTATTAGGACTATTTACAGTTGAATTTTCAGGAATAAAAAGAGCAAAATCAAAATCAGGAGTTATATTACCTGAGGTTCCTTTTCCTGGTATTTGTTGGTAAAAATCTAAAACAACCGTAGCAGTTTGAGTTACATTTGGTTTGTAACCAAACATATAAGCCAACTCATATAAATTATTAGGTTGACGAGCGTATTGTAAGAAGTTTTCTTGGATTTGGTTATCCATGTAGAAAGATAATACATCCCCTACATAAGCAGCCATCTCCATAAACATCATACCTGGGGATGTTGGGCTAAAGTCTGTATAAGTAGTTGGGAAATAAGTTTTAGCATAGTCAATAAGACTTGCTCTTAACTCTGTAAAATCTTTATTAATGTACTGTATGTTTTTCTTAGTAGCCATTAGGTAAAGGTAATATTAATATTGTCTGAGATTCCTGTATTGATAATACTATATGTTAATTCTACATTTACTTGATAAATATCAGGATTGCTAAATATATTTAATTCCTGCACATTTATGTTAGGGAAATATACATTTAACTGAGATTGGATATCTTGTTTTAATCCTTGTAAATTATTTTCGGCTATTTGTTGAAAAATAAATGCTCTCAAATTAGCACCAAATGTAGGATTTAAATATCTTTCTGGTTGGTTTGTTAAAAAGAAATTGATTAAATTATTCCTAATAGCGTCTTTTGTAGTATAAGTAGTTTTAAATACTCCTGGGGAGTTGAAAGGTAAATTAATCCCTACACCTGTTCCAGGTTTAAAATCTATAGGGAATATTTTTTTAGCTCCAAAAGCCATTATTTTTTCATCATTGCCATTATTTGATCTAATCCTACACTACCTTCTGGTAAACCGCCTTCAGGTCCTTTTGATCTAGGATTAAAATCTCCAGCATAAGCTGTTGATATTGTTCCACCTTTTTTTATTTCACCTAAAATGCCAGAAAACATATCTCTACGTTCTTGAGCAGTTAATTGTCTAGGATTGCTTAATTCCGGTTGGGCATAAACATCTTTAGATTCTGATATAGTATTAGGATTTTCAATATTAGTCGGTACATTGGAACGAGCGGCATCTGAAAGGATAGCTTTTAAATCGTCTTGAATAACGGCTTCTAAAAGAATATCTTTTAATTCTTCTTGAATAGCCTCTTTAACAGCTTCTTTAATTAGTTTTTTGAATTCTGTTGGTTTCATTAGTTATAAATATTAAATAATTACAAAATTTATTGATCATTTATGGTTATGGTTTCTATGTATTCCCATTTATTGCCATCCCACTTATAAATGTCTTCGGCTTGACCACCACCAAGTACTAAAGCTCCTTCTTCACCTATAGTTTTCCCCAAATATCCTAAGGGGTCTGGATTACCTGGAGGGGTTTGGGTTTGGGTTTCAATTTTACGAGGTTTTATAGGAGGTGTATTGACTGGTAAAGGATCATATACTGGGGGGACAGGATTAATTGAAAGATTATCTTTATCTATTATACGTTTAAGTTCATTAATTAATGTTTGATTGTTTGTAGTAAAAGATAATTCAGTTTGAATCATTACAATTCCTTCAGTTGTTTTACCAATTGCTCTTCTGCGGGTTGTAGTAGGAGTATAGGGAACTTCTTCAATTTCTATAATAAATCCTTTATATCCTATCTGATTAGCTGTTTGTTGGGCTTGTCTTTGAGCATTAGCTAAGGAATTAATAGAATTGGCTGTTGGTGTTAAATTAGGATTTAACTGACATATGTTAACATATATATCTATAACATTTAACAAGTTTTTAACTCTTAAAATATAAACAGATAATACAGATATTACTAATGCTGAGCTGCTAATAGTTCCGGTTAATTTAGATAATCGAGAATTACCTTCTTTATCAAAAGTTATTTTACGTATAAAAGTTTGAGCATCATTTAAAGCAGCGGGTACAGCTCCTGGGGTTACAGGAAGTAGTTTAGCAGCTGCTGAAGCTATAATAGCGGCGGTATCTACTGCTGTTATAATTCCTAAAATAGTATTTAAAAAATTAGAGGTACCAGTTATTGAATTACCTAATTTATCTATTTTATTTCCTATATTATTAAGAGATTGAACAATATCATTTCTTAAAGTTATTAATTGGGTTAAAACAGCATCTGAGGGGCATATGTCTATATCTAAAGCTCCAAGTTGATCCATTATTAAAGTTCGTTGTTCTTCAGTAATAGTTAATGAATCTTTATTTTTCTTTTGTTGAATTATAGGTTGAGCTATAGTAAGTACTTCTTGAGGAAGATACTTTTGCATTAAAGATTGAATTGAAGGTTCAATAATTTGGGGGATTTGTGATCCTAAAGCAAATATTAAAGGAGGTAATTTTGATGCTCCTTGAGGTTTTTGATCATCAGGGGTAGCACTTTCTATAATATTAGCATCAACTGTTTTTTCTTCAGCTTGAGCCATTTGTTTTTGAACAGTGGCTTGTTCTGTTTGTCTTTGTTGTTCTAACTCTGGTGGGGTTTGAGTGGGTTGGGGAGGAGTTGGGGCTTTTAATTGTATAAAACTTACAGTTTCATCAACATGAGGTTGTATAACTGCTCTAAGCAAATTTATTCCATCTATAATTTCTCTTTCGGAAGTCCATTGATTTTCAAATTGTTTATTACTATATATACCTTCAGGAGTTAATGGAATAAGAGGTTCTAAATATGCTTTGAGGTTTGGAGTGATATTAGATAAATCATATATAAAATACCAACCACTAAATACACCCCCATCTATATCAATTACTATAGAACCTTTAGGAACTCCATTAAGTAAAAGTTGATAAACATATGAATTTTCAGTCATTATACTGTATAATTATATTTGGACTTTAAGTTATTTAAATTAGCCTGTAGAGCATTTAATGAACTTACTAATTGGGCAGCCGCTATTCTCATTCCTGATAAATCTGCGGGGTTAGAAGATACTGTAGCAGTAGTACAAACAGTAGCAAAAGCTGACATATTAGATATTAATTGGTTTAATAAATTGACTGTTTGATTACCTAATAATAAGGGTTCATTTGCTGATTTAGAACCAATATAAACATTTCCTGATTGGAAAGTAATGGTTGGTGTATCAATATTGACTCCCTCAATAGCATTTAAATTAATAGATTTATTAGAACTTAATAATAAATGATCATCTGTTGTATTAAATACTAATCTACCAGAATTTATAATTACCTGTTTACCAGCGTATTGATTTGGTACTTGAGGAGCATTGTTTTTATAACTAAAATAGTTAGTTGAAGAAGCGTTTAAAGGTACTTTTTGTGTACTTGTTAAATAAATAGAAGCTTCATCATTATTTATATTTTCAGTAACAGGAATCCAACCTTCATCAGATTGTTTACCTTGTCCATTTCTAATAATAGTTATGGGATCTCCGGTAAGTCCAACAGTAGACCAATTATTTAAAGGAATTAGTGGTAAAACTTTAGTAGTAACCGTTGAACCTATTCTAATACTATTACCCCATCTTCCTTCATATATTAAATCTCCTTGGTAAGGTTGAATTGGGTGGATATTACCACGTTCTTCAAATGTACTTCCTAATTCAATTTCTGTAGATTGATTTGTTACTTTTCTAGGACTACCTGCTTGCGTTTGATTATAATCTTTTTGTTGAGATTCTGGAAGTCTATCAGGGAAAGTAGGGTAGGCATTATGGTGTGGGTGGTTCCACATTGCTACAGGACATATATAATATTGATTAGTAAGGGTTGAAATCCCATTTCTTTGAGGCCTACCCCCCATTTCCGTAGAAGGTAAAGTTACAATCCAAACTATTTCTTCTAAAACAGGAATATATTTTATATTTCCAAAATAGGGTTTTGCTGCTACTGGAAGGCTAGGTATGGTTATATCTTCATATAAGATGGTTCCAATTCCATTCCATTTTCCATAGTATTCAAATAAGGGGTGAGTGTCATCTAAAATTACATCTTTTACTCTTCCAGCAGTATATGAAGTAGGAGATGCTGTTATCCCATTAGGAGATTGAGCAACCACATTATTAACAACAGGGGTTATATTATTAGGCGCCTTTACTCCTCCCATTATTTTTCTCCTTTTAAATCATTCATTGCTGCTAACAATTGTTCTTTTTCTTCATCAGAAATAGTTAATGAACCATCAGCGGCTTGAGTCTGCATAGCACGTTGTGCTAAAGCAGCCATTTTAATTAATAAATCATCGTTTTTAACGCTAATTTCCATATATTCCTTAATTAAAGGAACTACTAAAGTAGCATCACCAATATCGGAAATTAACGGTTTTAACTCATTTATAAGAGCTGAAACTTGTTTATCCTTTTTTTGTTGGTTGGTATAAATTTCCTCTAAAATATCGGAAAATTTTTTCTTACCAAATACTATGTTATCGAATTGTGACATAAATATACAATTAGTTTCTTATAAATATTGAAACTAGAAATTTGTATATCCGTGTTCTAAATAAAATATATAATTGTCTTTAAAAATGTCGTAAAGTTGATTAGCTATTTTAGTAATTTTAGGGGTTTTAGCATCAACTTGTTCACGGATATAAATGTAAAGTGCCTTTTTATTAAAGACATCTAAATTTTCTCTTTTTCTAAATAACTCAAGAATAGCATCTGCTATTTGAGCATCATCACCTTTTGGGAATAATTCAAATATATGTTTAGTACAATATTCTGTAAATAAATCTATAAAATCAGAGAGTTTGTCCGTTGCCGATTGTTCATCTATATGGTAAGAATGATTTTCATCTTCTTCTAAAACTTCAACAGGAGCTGTTTCAACTCGTTTTTTATAATTTTTCTGGTTAGATAAAATCAAATAACGTTTGGCAATTGTACCAAAATAAGAATATGCCTTAGCTCCTTTACTTTGGTCATATAAATGAATTTTGTTTAAAAGGAATGTAATTACCTCATGTTGTAAATCTTCAATATTATCTACCTCTGTGTAATAAAATTTAAAGGTGTGAATAATATTTTCGGTAAGTTTGAAGAAAGCATAGTGAATTTTTTCACTATAAAGTCTACTTCTTTGAGCAGGGTCAGTTAAACTATTATATAATACTATAGAATCTTCAGTTTCTTGAGTAAAGTATTGTACCCCCTTTTTCTTTTTCGTCATTACTAGTTCCATTACTTGATCTCCTTAATGATGAAGGAATTCAAAATTGTTTGAATTGATTTAATTTGTTCAAAAACAAAACCTACCTCATCATCGGATTTAAAAGAACCTTTGTAATCTACTTCTTGTAATTTTTTGTCTGCTTGTTCAATGGTTTCAGAAATCTTATTTAAATAAGACATGTAACCAGATAAAATGTCTTCTTGTCTTTCGTTCTTACGTAAGAGATTAAAGGTCGTGAATCCAAGGGTCACGACCAATATTGAAAGAATTACAATTGCTAATATCATAAATTATCTAATAGGTTTTTTAACCCCTCACTCTTTACAGTATTTAAAGCTTTAGCTTTTTTATCTGTTGTGACAGGTGTTGATTTCTTTCTCTCTAAGGTAAATACCTTCTTTGAGTCCTCCACGCTACCCTGCAATTTTGGTAACCATTCACGTTCAAACTCAATACGAGCAGCCATTAAGTCGGCTTGATGTACAATATAAGGAAGTGATGTACGTGGTTTTTGTTCTGGCATATAAGCCATTAAATACTTCTTATTTGCCTCATCATACAAACCATCATGAGTCTGAATAGTGATCATTTCATTGAAAGTATATTGAATACCATGAGATTGAAGTAAGAATAAACCACGGTCGGGAACTGAGGCAAATGGAACTTTAGTATTAAACATATAGTCCTCACCTAACTTTTCACGTCTCCAATTGTCAGTCTGGGGGATATATGATTCTTGAGTTTCATCTCCCATTTTACCTAAATCATGATTTAAGGCAGAGAATACAAGTTCCTCTTTAGTGTATGTAGTTAAATCGGCTCCCATTTGACCCCACAAATCATGTAAATGAAGGGCACAAGTGATAACACGATTAACGTGTTCTACATATCCACCTGGGAAGGCATTATGGTATTCTTTTTTATGAGCAGCGGGCATCAACATTAGACGCTCACTATATTTTTCATAAAATGACTTAAGTGCTGTTCTACGAGGTTCAGAAATATGATCCTCAATAAATCCCATCAGGTGCAACCAGTTTTGTTGAATTTCTTCAGCAGTAAGATTCATATATTAACGAATTGATGTGTTGATTTCTCCAGGTGAGAATGGTTCTTGATTAATAAAAACTTTAGCGTCCCCTAAAAGCTCTCTCATTTCATTCATGAGTTCATTTATCTTTTGCCAATCGTTACGACGTAAAGCCAGGTTCAATTTCTCAATCACCCCCTCTGTTTTCTCAATCCTTCTAATTATTATTTCTCTGTTTTTCATATTTTCTTTTTTACCCTGTGGTTGGAATATAATATTGGAATTAAATTACTCCAAGCTTAGTTAAAGAAGTCTTTGTACTTCGTCGAGAATCTTTTTAAGATGTGCACATTTTTCGTATTCTTCCTTTTCCTGGAAGTATAAAATGGTTTCATTTAATGTTTTTGGTAAGGATTCGTCAATTACCATATTGATTGATTCTTTATGAGCATCCAGGCTTGGGTCGAATTTTGAAGCATAATACCAAGCTCTTTCGTAAGCAAGATCATCTCCAACCAAATCCAGGTCTGATAAGTTAATTTCTGGATCTGATTTTTCTAAGAAGGAAACGATTTTTCTTTTAAATAACTTATGATTCAGTATTAATTTTTTAAACATACCTAACCAATAAGCGGGATGTTCTTTAAAATCAATAACAATGATTTGTGAATCCTCTTTTATTTTATCTTCAGAACCAGAATCAAATAAGCTAAATATCTTACTGATGTCCATATATCCATACATATGGGCGCCATAAAAAATTTATATAGCGCCTATATTAAACGATAAAATAGTTTACGATAATTGTATCGAAACCGCAAAAACCGCGTTAATAACGCGATTATAATGATTTTAACATCTCAACCATTTTAGGATGAGGATAAATATCTACTTTATCAGGTCTAACTGAGTTGTGAGTAAATACACCTTTTTCTCCTTTGTATGCACGTGGTGTTAAATCAAAAATGTCTTCGTTATAATCTAAGGGAATATTGTAAACTTCTCCCCAATAAAGTAACAATTGTTTTGTAGACTCAATTTGAGCGTCTGTATAATTGTGGTAATATTTGTAACCTTTAAATGGAGTATCTAATTCACATACTTCATCAGCAGGAACTTCACCTTTTACATAATTATAAAATTTACCATTTTTTAAAGTTAAATTACCCCAATTACAAATTTCGATACCAATAGAGTATTTATCTAACTCTTTATATGGTAAACCCATAGCAGCAAAAAACTTAGATTTACATCCTAAATGATATGCCCAATACTTAGAAGAGTAACCTTGTATTATTTCTCCATCTTTTGTATTTTTCCCTTTTCCAGAGATTGAGATACAAGTGGCGATTCTTCCTTGTTTATCTTGAGCCCACCACCTAAATACAGCTTTACCATCTGGGTTGCCAGCTGTATGGTGCAAATAAATTTGCTTTTTAGTATACTGTGTTTTATAGTATTGATTTTCAGGGAAATCAACCTGCGTTATCTTCGGTAGAGTTGCCATTGGTTTTAGGTACAAATTTTTCAACAACAGTTCCAAAAACAGTAGCTATTGTTAAATACTCAACAGCAGCTAAAGCTTCAGGTTTATGTTCTTCTTTACAAATAAATAAAAATACAACTAATGAAACAAAGCCAACGGTACCAAGCACACGTTTGTGCGAGGTACCTTCATTGTTGGCAAACATGTTTTTTAGAAAGTTCAAGGTTTATTTTTTAACTAAAACAGACCACAAACCACCTACTAAAGTGATCAAAGCACCGCTTAATTCCATAGCTGTAGCTTCGTCTACTAAACCTTTGGCTACTAAAATACCACCAAAAAATGTTAATGTGTGACGTAATACGCCTAATACTTGTTCTTTGTTCATAATATTTAATTTTAAATTGTTGATGATAAATATGTAAAAAAAGGTCTACCTTAAAAAAGATAGACCTCTTAATTGTAGCTCAAAGCATCTGACTGCGTTTGAGCGAGAAACCAGGTTCGAACTGGCGACCCCAACCTTGGCAAGGTTGTGCTCTACCAACTGAGCTACTCTCGCTTAAAAAGGGTTCAATGACGGGGTTTAACTTAATTAATTAAAAGTAATCCTTTCCAAGAGATTTTCTTAAAAATTCTACTTTACGATTTGTTTCCTCTAATTCTCTAGATATATTATCATATAATTTATCAACACGAGAATCAATTTTACCATTAACTTTATCTAACTCACGGTAGATATTTCCGTTTTCTTCATTTCTAGAACGATGAACTTCTGATATTTCACGTTCTAGATAACTTAATTCATTGACTTTTTTATTTGACTTTAGTACTACATAAACTAACACAATAGTGCTAACTAACACAATACCCAAACCAAAAGCTAAAATAATTTCCATTTTTTATTTCCTTTCTTTTTTTATGTCAAAGAACCCTTTTTTGGTATTCCCGATTGGATTCGAACCAATGGCCTACTGCTTAGAAGGCAGTTGCTCTATCCAACTGAGCTACGAGAACATATTAACCTAGGAGGGGTCGCTATTGCAATGCATGGGACCTAGATTAAAAATGTTTTTTGTGGGCCTTCCTGGATTCGAACCAAGCACCGGCTGATTATGAGTCAGCTGCTCTAACCTAATGAGCTAAAGGCCCTGAGACAAATGGCGAAATTCGTCTCTGTCTTCAGTGGCGCGGAGAGAGAGGGATTCGAACCCCCGGACCTGTTACAGTCATCAGTTTTCAAGACTGGCGCATTCGACCGCTCTGCCATCTCTCCTATTGGTAGCGAATAATTTGCGATTATTCATTTCTACTTCTGAATATGTTGATTAAGTTAACATCACAACAGGAATTTCATTTTCGTCTAACTACCACCTTAGAGCCACAAGCCGGACTCGAACCAGCGACCATCTGATTACAAATCAGAAGCTCTACCAACTGAGCTATTGTGGCTAATTTATTATAAATATTATGTCAAAGAACAGACTACGTGAGTCTCCGGTACTGCTGGCCGGGATCGAACCGGCACGACCTTTTCGGGTCACGGGATTTTAAGTCCCGCGTGTCTACCTATTCCACCACAACAGCATATCTTTATAGAGCTACATCCCATTCATCTGCTCCTACTTGTAGACATTCTAGAAGCGATGCTTTAGGAAAGCTTTCTTTATGTTTGAACGCTGAATAAACTACTTCAAGTTGCAAATTATAATAATCGGCTCGTGCTAAAATTTTATCACACTGATCATTAAACATTGATTCTTGTTGTGCCATTTCATCTATTTCATTCATATCGTTAATATAATATATGGTTTTAAATAAGCCAAGCTTAAGTACATTCCCTTATGCGGGAACGTACTCAAGAGCCAAATCATACAACTTTTCATTCAACTCCATATCTTTTTGGAAATTCTTAATTTTACGAGCTTTACGAGTTTTAACACCATATTTGTAATTAAATTCTCCATGAACCAATTTTTCTTGGATCACGTTATAAATTGACCACAAATCAGAGCCTTTATCTTCACTACGTTTTGCGGTAAGCAAATCGTTCAAATCAACATCAATACGAGTCATTTCTTCTTCATTGAAACGAACCTCAAGAGCTTTTTTAGCAAAATCAAGAGCTTGTTCTTGATTCAACTCAACTTGACGGAACTTATTCAATGATTCAACAGTCAAAGGCAATTTTTCAACCATTGCTTTAATAGTGTTTTGCAACTCATCAAATGAGTAACCATAATGTCTAATTTTCATGTTTTCAAACTCACGAGAAGAAACAACCAAACCATTTTCACAAACCATACGGAACAAACCAGCAGTAAAAGTAAAGGCATTTTTACCATCATGTGAATTGGTCAACAAGATTTGAGGAAATACGTTATCACCATCTTCAGCAGTGATTTGAATATCGTTGTTACGGAATACAACCAAGTGTTTTTGGTAACCTACACTCTTACGAGCACGAACTTCTTTAGCATCAACAACCCCCCAACCTAGGGCAGCCATATCGTCAATAATTTTATCCGTAGAAATGTGAGCATATTTGTCACTAGTTCCAGGAGCACCTTTAGCAGTAAAGATTGAAGGGGCTTGTTTACGGATTTGATCTTTTGAAATGAATTCGGAATTTTTAATGTTTAACATAACTCTTATTTTTTATTTTTTTCTATGTCGTGAATATACGAAGGGGATCCTGCGGAGCCAAATTTCTTTTAAAAAGAATAACCTTCTTCTTCAGCAGTTTCTTCATCAATAAAAGTCCATTCAAATTGACAATCATCAAATCGATCTTCTGCTTCCCACAAAACTTTATTAACTTCATCCATATCTTCTTCATAAACCATCATAGAATATTGGCTTGTTTTTTCATACCCATCTGTTTGGCTACCCAAATACTCAAATCCTAAGTATACGTTATCTAAGCGTTGTTGTAACATTTCATCCACTTCGTCATCGATCATTGTACCATAATCAAAGGTAAGCGATAATATAAGGTAGTTTATACTTTTCATTTTCTATTTTAAATTTGCCCGAGGGTTTTTTCTACTTTACTTAATATGTCTATACGTATATACGATTACAATGGATCAAACATATGTCCCATTTCCTCGATTAAATATATGGCATCTTCATTAGGAATGTCAAAAAATTCTCTATCGTTGCGAAATCTACAATAATTAAGTTTAGCGTGTAGAGCTTGTTCAAAATCATAGGGGCGAGAACATTTATAAAAATAAGCAAGTTCCCAATCAACAACAACTCCAGCATTATTAATCTGTTGAAGGCGTTTTTCAGGACGGTTAGTGGTCATACCTATTTTACATTTACCCGGGTATTGTTTATTAATGAGAACATAAACGTATCCACCAAGTCCATTTTTACGTGATTCGTCTTCGTTATGAATACCTATATGGCGGAAATACAATACATCCTCCCACCCATCATCGGCTGGAAAGTTCGGATTAGTTGAGGGTACTCGTGTATAATGAGTAATAGTTCCCATCCGTACTCCCCCCATTCCGTCGCTCTTGAGAGCAACCTGGATATATTGGGGGTTGTTTAGAATTTGGTCGGAAGAAAGGAATTGGCTCATAAGTGTTTGACAAACTTTTTATATAAAGAGATCCTCATCATCGTCATCGTCCTCATCTTCCCACCAATCGGGGGAGATGATTCCTCGGTTGATGAGGTCCTCACCTAATATTTCTCCTAAAGCTCTAATATCATCGTCAATATTGGCTTCCCATCCTAAATCAATTAGTTGAATTTGGATTTCTCTCATTTCCATGTCGGTAGGTGAGTTCCAAAAATCATCATTGGCGACCCAAAGATCACCATATAGGATTTCGGCCATTTCGGTTAGAATTTCTCTACGTTCGAGAAGCTCCTGGATTTCCTTATTATTATCCATCAATCCCAAAAGCGCGATTTGCTAAAAAACTACCGAACTCAAAGCTTGCCATAAACAAACCTACTACACCAACGGGGATGTTTACAAAGTTGCTAGCGATGAACAAACCCAAACCAATGCAACCAAAAATAATGTTCTTTTTTTCTTTCTTATTCATAACCTTTATTATTATGTCGTAAATGTACGAACTGGATTTTAGGATTCCAACCCTTTTTTTAAAATTTTGAAAATTTTTTCAACTACCCAAGCAATTGCTTTGATGATTTGCTTAAATACCCAATATATGGTGTACGTGTAGGCGAATATTCTCCAAATAATCATTAACATAACGATGTGAATATACGTATATCCTTTCCGATAGCCAAATTTCTTTTAAAAAGAAGAGATTTTGTTTTACGGATTTTTAAAAAATTTTCCCTATATGGAACTTTAAATATGTTGTGGGGGTAGTATAGTAATAGTATATTCGTATATACCTGTCGATGGGTTAGAGTTATATTCGATCTATTTTTACATCTAAGTCCTTTTTTCCGCGTATCCACATGGTAATGACAACAGCGCGCGTGGTGCCATAGTACGCATATATTACGTACGTACGCGTCACCCCATATGTACATATACAGGCAGTACGCCACCAGGGCGTACCACCATATAATAAAATAAAATAAAGGTTCTTTTAAAGGTTCACACCCAATTCGAGGGCACGTTGTTGGATTCGACCACGATCGAATTCACTCATCTCATCACCGTACATTTCGTACGAGCGTTCATACACATCCCTCATTTGTTCAAACTGGGATTTATCAATATCAGTATAGAGCATCTGTCCGATCAGATATCCCCTCATCATTCCCACCACACCAGCAGCGGTCATGGCTTTTTCTATCCATTGTTGTTCCATAATTACGAAAATATATTATACAAACCTATTACAATAACAGACCCAATCGCTAGGATTCCTACCATATAACCTAGGGCCACGAACGTATCTTCTACTAACTTTTTCATATTAAAATCTATAACCTATTTTATCCATTTCTTGTTTTAACTTAGCCACGGACTCAATCTTGTCCCAAGCCAATTGGGTTGCCTCCTCAATTGATTTACCTAACGATATATGAAAATTGAATGTGGCGTTAAATAATACTTTTTGTGGTGATGTCAATTCTTTACTCATAACTTTTATTGATGTGAATGTACGAACAATATTTCAGGGAGCCAAATTTATTTTAAAGAGCTTCTGTAACGGTAGTGATAAATCTGAACATAACCACCACACAATGTTCCGAATGTCTTGAATTTCATTCCGTCTACATCGGCAGTAACCTCGGCACCATCACCACCTACACGTACCTTAATATTGCTGGCAGTCATGTTATCATGGATGTGCTTACTCAGGGCACGGTTTAATTTCATCATATTGCTGGCAATGAAATCCTCACGGAAACGAGCTTCCCAATTGGCCCCCAACATCATACGGAGCTCATTAACCAACATTACTTCTTCCTTATTCATGAAGCGACGTGAACCATTGTATCCGGGCTCATAACTTGTAGGCAATACAAATTTGCTCAACTCACTATTCCAGGTATGGTGGCGAGTCAAGAAAACATATTTTTCAACACTACTGTAAGTTTCAATACTGTTGTTGTACCTATTTATAATAGCGTTTCCATCAACTGTCATCCAAGCCAAAAATGCATCCTTACGCTCGTGCATTTCTTTGATTTGCTTGTCGGCCAATTGTTCAACAATAATTTTGGCTTCTTTTTGTATGTGAATTAATGCATTACCTTTCATAACCTTTATTTATACTTTAACACCGTGAATATACGAACGAGGGGTCGGGGAGCCAACCCTTTGTGAAATTTTTTGTCATTTGGAATAATTCTAAATGAAAGTATATATTTCTTTCTCTATGTAAAGGGTTGGGGGCTCGGGGAAAAGGGGTTAATACGGGCCAACCCTTGTACCCTATCCCCGTACCACCTCGTTCCACATACCCTCGAACACACCATAACACGTTCCACCCACAACATAGGGTTGGTCATCCATTTAATTTACTTCCACCGATTGCTCCTTATCGCCACTATCCCTATATGCCTCCTCATTCAATCGTTTATATTCCTCAGGTGTGACTCCCTTCATCAACATATATGCCTCGAAATCGATATCCAAGTGTCTCCATTTATCCGCCCACTCACGTATCCATTCCTGTCTGTGTTTATTGAATTCCTCGTATGTCATATTTCTAAATATATTATCTGGATTATTATTTCTCCCCCCATGAGAGTTGGTGCGGGAAAGGATCCGCCAGTCCTCATCATCCAAATACTCAAGGGTTGCTTTGTTCATTTTATCTAATATGCTATTTCATCCTCATCGTCCCATTGTTCTCTCCAGTACAGGAGAAAGTCGTTTAGGACAGCTTTGCTTTCATCATAATTTTTATCATCATAGCTTTCAACATCGTTGAGGTATACTTTGATCATTTCTTGTATTACGTCTAGGTTCATTTCCAGAATATTTGTATTAGTACGATAAGTAAAGCCAAAGATAAACATACTATAGTTTTTATAGTCAATGGTTCCTTAAAAATCAACCAGCTTCCAATCGCAAAAACAATAGCGCCTAATCCAAAACCAATCAAACGTTGAGGCCATATTTGTCCATTAAATGCTACTGTCATCATTTTAGCATAATACATCCATATCATTGAGACTGGAACACCCAACAATGCTAGTGCCCAATAATGTTTGTTCCAACTAGGCCATTTGATTGGTCCTTGTAGTTGTAGAAAGGTGACAGCTTGGATTATTAGTCCAAGTATCACCCCCCACAATACTAGTAGTCCATTTATCATGGAACAGGAGTTTGTGTTTTAACTCGGTCGAAAATACTATCGGTACGAATAGCTTGATTTTTGTTGTACTCACGTAGTACATTAGTCAAACTATCTGTTACTTGGATATTTTTTTCCACACAACACAAAACGGAATCCGTTTCACTTAAAGTTGAATCTACACGCTCAAATAATTCTTCTTGATTGTTGATTCTTGAGTTAGTTTCCACTACCTCCCTAATGGCTAGAGCAATAATTACAATTACTCCAATCCACAATACTATATTAATATATTTTCTCATATTCCAAAACTATAATCTTCCCAACCAGCATCTGTTTCAGCTTGGGAATCGTCCCATTCTAGCTCTTCATTCATTTCATCTATGATTTGTTGAGCCTCATCTTCATCAACCCATATTCCATCCTGTATATTAGGAAAGTAATACATGCTGTCTATTGTATAAAAATCTTTAAGACTGTACCTCATATTGTTCTACTTGTAATTTTAAACTACCATATCTCTCTAGCACCAATAAATCAAATATTGTTTCAACACCTTGGTATGTGTTGTCAAGTGGTATTACTGGTGTATCTGGAGCTAATTTCCTATATAGATCATTTCTCCATATAACAGCTACTTTACCATTTCCAGTTCCCATACGACGAGCAATCTCAATTACCTCATCACCATATTCAATTCCAAATGTTGTACTCATATCTTAAAAATTTGCTACTTTAGAAATAATATCTGCTACCTGATCTACAGGAACCCATCCCATAACCTCAGTACCATCTAGAACTGGAGTCAAATTATCATCTTTATCCAAAATAAACCAAGTGTCCTCATTGTCCCAAATAGCTACCTCAGCAGAATCAGGACCACTATGACTTGTTTTACCACACTGAACACTAATAGTCATTTTGTTAGAGAAGGTCATATGAAAACCCTCGTTGAAATCGTTTTTAACTATATTAATCATAACTTTTATTTTTATCCAACCATTATTTCTATTAAACAATCACAAATCCAAGCTTTATCATAGATTTGTTTTGCAGTACGTTCAACAGCCATAGCACTAGAACAATCATTGGTGGAGTAAATATCTTTAATCTCACCATTTTTAACTACTTTAACTATATATCTCATAACCTTTATTATGCCATGAATATATGAACTAGATCTCAGGAATCCAACCTCCTTTAAAAGTATTTGTCATTTAGAATGGTTCTAAATAATATTATTTTGCTTTTACTACTTTAGGTAATGTTCTGAATGAACATACGCTTCGACCATTAATTAGAGGCATTCCATGTTCATCATAATCGATGCTTTTCACTTCAATTTTTTTATTTTTGAAGCGCCCCATAAGAATAGTGTCACCAATTTTTACATCTAATTTAATCATATACTTTATTTAATTAAATAACTCACTCTGAAATTCAATATCCGGAATTGCTACACCTTTTTTATTTACTACATTAGCACATACTTTATTAGCAAATTTAATTGCCTCAGGTATGCTTCGTGACAAATAAAATTTTAAGATAAAAGCAGCAGTAAATGTATCTCCAGCTCCACTCACATCAATAGTGTCTTGTGGGTTTGGACTTGGGTATATTTCATCTAAATACTTTACACCTTTAGCCCCTAATGTAATCAATACTTGTCCTACTAAATCGTTTTCAATACCAAAGTTTTTCAACCATTCAACCTCATTTAATTTTATAAATGTAGCGTGTTTAACTTTATTTGGTTGTAGTGTTTTTTTAGTATCAATAATAGACAATTTAGCCAAACTCAATATCTGTTCAATGTTATCAAAACCCAAATATCCTTTATTGTAATCTGAAATAATAACAATATCGGATTGTGAAATGGTTTCACGTTGTGATGGAGATAGAAAACCAATATTATTAATAGACTTATCTTCACCTTCATCCAACCTCATAATCATGTGGTTAGTTTTATTGTGAACAAATCTAGTTTTAGTAATTGGATTTGTTTGATGCCAAAACACTACTTCGTATTTGTCTTCGGGCAACAATGCTTTTAGATTAGAAACAACATTACCCGCCATACCTTGGTTTTCAACTACTTCAGTTGGATTCAAAACCGGAACTGGAGCTTCAGGACACAACCTATTTATGTTACCATAAACAAATCTATCTAATCCTAATTCTCCTATAACTAATATTTTAATTTTCATTTCTTTTTTCTCACAAACCATAAAAATGCCACAACCATTACATTGATAAATAATATGGTTATAGCAAATTTCATATTAATCTACTTTTACTTTATGGTATTCTTCCCAGTTACTATACTTTAAACCCCACATCAAATTTACCATAGCCATTTCTCGTTCAGCCAAGCGTTTATTTAATTTAAGGTTCTTACGTAGGTAATTTTCACCCCATTCTCTCCATTCCTCACTTTGTTCAACGGTCATTGTCCATTGTGTGTACCAATCTTCCACCCCTACAACATCATCATAAGTTACATCATGGCCTGCAATAATAAACATTTGATTAATTAAATCAATTACTGCTTGTTCGCGTTTTTGTTCTCGTGTTAATCGTTTGCGTTTAGTTTCCATAGTTCGTATACTGAATTGAGTGTGTTAAATTTAATATAATCCTCTCTCTCCTCCACGATTTCTGTTATTGAAGTTGTTAACCAAGTAAAACTCATTCGGTGAGGATCTAAAATACAAGATCTACCAATAGCAGGTTCATCATGTTTTTCTTTAAACCTACTATCTTCACCCCATTCAATCCATCCCATTTCTCTTCCATAGTGTGTTAAACCATCTCGTTCACGAACTAGTTTATACTTAGCGTTAGCATTAGGGTCACCAAACAATAATTTACCCATTTCATCATCCATTTTTAGATTCCCATTCTCATCCTGAGTGAGGAATATTTTATCTTGTTTAATTTTGCTCATCTTCTTTATTTTGTAATTTCTCTAATTGCTCTTCAAGGTGCTTAATATCACTAAACACAATTTCAGCATCGGGGTCAGGTTCATACATAGCAATGTCTCGCATTAGTTTAGCTCTGTATCCTTCATTATAGTATCCTTGTTCAATCCAATCAGCTAAATTCTGTAAATGATCAGGTCCTGAAATTGAGATACGCAAGTCATAATCACACCATTTAGTTTTCCAATCCCAAAACATAATACCTTTAGTCAAGCGTCTGTGTAGGTAATGTAATCTAAAATTACGAACACGAACCAATGATTTATCATTTCCAAACACATGTAGGAAACGTAAAAACCATCTTGGACACCATTTTGGTTTTGCCTCATAATCCATTGCTAATACAAGTGGTCGAAGCACTTTATTGAACTCACTACCCTTATAGAACGTGGCATTCAAATATCCATACTTGTCCTCTTCAGTTGGAAAGAAAATATAACGAATATCGCTCCATTCTAAATTACGGGTGGTAATATACTTCATCTTACGACCCTTCCAAAATAAAATAGTGTATTTCAAATCCTCCAAACGTTGTTTGAATGTTCTATTATCTTTTACTTCAAATTTGCTTCTCATAATTAATCTTCTATTTCTTCACCCCACTCAGTT